ACAGTAACTGAAATTGCTGCTGCTGCCGATTTGGAAGGATTTCGTTTACGCATTGTTATTGCTGATGCCGATCCGGTTGTAGATGTTACTGTTACAGGAGCATCTTCCGCCACTGTTGACGCTATCGGCGCTCTTATGGAGACTGCTCTTAACGCTACTTCTGGTATTTCTGGCGCCGCATATACCGCCGGTACCAATACTTTAGTTATTGCTGCTGGCTCTGGTACCGACGATCTAGGTGATTTAACTGTTACGGTGGAATTTTTAGCTCCGTCAACAGTAGCCGGTGCTGATGCTGCTCCTATACCCGGTTTTGTAGGAACTATTACTGACGGCGGCAGCGCTACCGACGATTTATCTGTAGTTTTGGTTGACGCAGCTAATCCAGCTTTTTACGCCGCTCTAAAATCTTGATCGGAGTTATTAAATGGCCGCTATTGACATATACGAGTTAGCAGTTAACGCTACTTCTGATGGCAGCTCTAGTCCTGTTGTTTGGCCAGGAGGCGCGGGTACTCTAGTGGCATACGGCGCCTTTGATAGCGCTACCGTTACGGTAGAATCTAACATAGGGGGCGCGTGGGTGTCGATGGGGTCGGATGCTGAGTTTACGGCCGAGGGCATGGTTAATTTTGAGCTACCACCCTGTAAAATGCGTGCGACTCTATCTAGCACCGGCGCGTTGACTATACTATCAGTATCGGCCAAACGGCATAAGTGATGCCATGGCGCTATACAGAACCACTTATCCAGTAGTTGGCCCGGCGTCTAGGCCGGTAACTAAGCGCCCAGTTTATAGGGGCGGAAACAGCGGCGTCGTATCCCCTGTGTTTACTCCTACGGATTTGACTAATATTCGTATATGGCTAGACGCGTCCGATACAGGTACAATAGCTGAAACGTTAGGGGCTGTTAGTCAGTGGGATGATAAATCGGGTAACAGTAATCACGCAGTACAAAGTACAGCGGGTAATCAGCCGACAACCGGCGCAGCAACACAAAATGGGTTAAATGTGCTAACCGTTGATGGCAATGATAAAATGGATATTACCACATTGTCGGTTACTGGAAGCCAAAATAGATCTCTATTATGTATCATGGATAGTGCTGGGGGGCCTTTCTTTAGCCATGGTAATTCCTCTGCTGGTGGAAAATGGGTGTTCACCACTGACGCAGGGGATGTTCGTCTTGAAGTAGGGTTCGGGGCGTATGTCACGAATTTAGCAGTAGGCGGCCAGCATCAAGTTGTCGGCTGTATTTTAGATGGCACACAGTTACAAGATAATGTTTTAGTTGTAGACGGGGTTACAGAAACAGCTATCGGCGCAAATAATATTAATACTAGTGCAAACACATTTTATATATTTGCTAAAGAGATCGGGAGTAGTCCGTTTGCAAACCCAGGTGGCGAATTTGCCGAATTTGTATTCGGTACAGCAGCTTGGAGTGCCTCCGAACAAAATAATTATGGCAATTATGCAAATGGTAAATGGGCAACATCTTGGAGTGATATTTGATGGCTAAATATTATCAATGTGCTGATAAAGCACAAGCAGACGCGCTTAATGCGCAGATATTTGAGGAGTTAAAGGTAGTAGCTCAGGCCCAGGGCTATCCTGTAGTTAACGGAGAGATTGTACCCAAGCGCAACGGTATTCCGGACTTTAGCGCTCAGCGCACCACAACATGGGACGTACCGCAAGTAGACCCGGTAGACGATAAAAAATACATAGTGAGGCACCCAGAGAAGCTTCCCGGTTTACAAGTTGTAAAGTCGGACCGTACTACTAAGTACATGGTGCGGCATCCTGAGAAACTTTCTGGGTTGCAAGTTTTAAAGCCGGGCCGAGCTACAAAGTACCTAGACGACATTACGTCTAAGATTAGCAATAGAGAAGTAACTCGTACTCCGAAGGACTTTGAAGATTACGCAAAGGCTAAGTTAGGTATTTTAGACGGTGTAACTAAAATCGATAGATGATCTATGTATAAGCCCTATTAGTGTGTTATGATTTATAGATAGACCAAAAATATAAATAATGAGGATGATGACTTATGACTAAACCACAAACTTTTAGACTTATTTTAACTGGTCCGTACGCCGGTAAAGACGCGCATCTTAACGGGTATGATTTCGAAGACGGCGTATTAGAGCTTTACGGCACTATGGAGGCTGTTCAGGGTGTGGTAACATATATGGGCCGGGCTTATCAGGCGTATTTAGAGGGCTCGGATGAGCTGAAATTTGCGCAGAACCGCGATATGGAGAATGCTAATGGCGAGTATAATTTTGAGGGGCAAACTCAACCCCAGGAAGGGGAAGACCATAGCCCGGGCGACATTCAGCCGGAAGGGTCGGGGTCTGACTCGGTATCCGCAATCGACGGGGTCGGATCAGGTGAAGACGAGGAAGGGGCCGAGGGGGGTGTTTCCGATAGGGACGGACACGAGGACTCCGGGGTTTCCACGACAGCGGCGGGGCAGAGTGGGTCTTTCGCGGCGGAGAAAAACTTAGAACTTAAAAAAGCCGTCCTATCTTTAGATGTAGATAATGATGAACACTGGACAAAAGCCGGTATCCCGGCGCTAGCAGCAGTAGAGGTAGCTTACGGGTATAATGGAATCACGAGAAAAGACATCCAAAAAGCCGCGCCAGAGTGGGACCGAGACAGAGCTAGAGAAGCCGAAAGAGCAAAAATTGAATCGGAACTCGGCGAAATCGTCGGGTAGAGACACAAGAGGTATTAATATGAGTTTATTAGATAAAATTCAGTTGTATGTTACTGCTTTAAATGATATTCGCAATCTACTGCCGTTGGTGAAGACTGATCTAACTGATTTTAGTTCCTTTCTCGACACAGTATAAAGCTATATGGGCCGGGCGCGATAGGTCTATCATAGGAACCAGAGACGCGCTGTATACCATGGCGCAGATCTCGGTTGCTGGTATGTTTGAGCATGAGATAATTTCAGTTAGAATATTGGATACTAGGTTGGAATCTAGAGCAGCTAATGGGTGGGAGTTAGCGTTTTGTTTTCCTATGAATGCTAACATGGAGTTAACTAATATAGACGCAAATTTATTTTGTGTTTTTAAGAAGACATCTTAACCTCTATTGATAAGTTAACGTAATAATGATAAATTAATAATGTAGTTTATATTTATATTATAGGAGATTTTGATATGAGAGGTACTACAATGTCTACTGCTAAGCATATGATGCGGGTTTCTGGCAAATCGCGTCCCGCTACTAGTGGTAATAAGAATGTTAAATCTAGAGCTTCACGTAAAGGTGCTCAGGTTCCTGATAGCATGGTTGGTAAACATATTAAGGGTCCTGACAGAGGCAACGGCTAATAAGGGGCGGATATGGCTTTTACTGTAGAGACGGGCGCTGGTGTATCCGGCGCTAATAGTTATATAACCGTTTTACAGTTCCAGGATCACCACGGGGATCGGGGTACTGATGTCAGCGGGTATACGTCTACTCAAATAGAGCAGGCTGCTGTAAGAGCTACCGATTATATAGATAAAAGGTTTGGGGCTAAGTTTAGGGGATATAAGGAGAGTAAAAGCCAAGGATTAGAGTGGCCTAGATTATCAGCATTTGATAATGATGATTTTCTACTCGATGACGTGCCGGATCAGCTTACTAAAGCTGCCTGCGAATACACATTAATAGCACTACAATTAGGCCCCCTTCTGCCGCTTCCAGCTAGGCCATTTTCTACTATAGATCCGGCCACCGGCGAGGTCGTTGACGGCGCATCAGGTCAAGTACTGAAAAAAGAGGAAGAAGTTGGGCCTCTCAGGACTTCTGTGGAATATGCAGATACAAGCAATCTTCTTACTAGAAAGAAGCCCGGCGGTTCTTCGTCAACATTGACTACTGATTTCAACTTACCCGAATATCCCGTGGCGGACGAGTGGTTGCAGGAATTAATTAAAGTGGGATTTGCTGTAAGTTTGTATAGGGGTAATTAGGTATGGTTAATTATGCCTCGTTAGCTACTACAGCTCAGCGACTTATTAATGAAAATGGGCGCACTGTCACGCTAACCAAAACAGATAGGACACCTGCTGATTCTAATAAGCCGTGGAGAGCAGGCGGATCTTCCGACACAACTGTTGATGTAGTGGCGGTACTAGTTCCCTATGAATCTAAAGATGTCGATGGTACTTTGGTAAAGCGGGGGGATAATAGGGCTTATGTTGCGGCGTTGGATACTGGAGCAGAGCTTATTGAGGATTACGATACTCTGGTAGATAGTTCTGATTATTGGCGCATACAAGCTGTAGAGGTCATAAACCCAGGAGATACTAGGGTCCTATATGACATACAGCTTAGGAGATAGCAATGCCGTTTTCCACAATAACATCCGCCAGAGACGCCGTTTTTACGCTATTTAAGACCGCATGGGACCTACAGGGATCTCCTCCTGATGTGATATATCAAGATGTTCAGGATGATCCCCCTAATAATGTGGATTCTTGGGTGCGCATAACTATGATTCATAATGAGGGGCGCCAAGTTACTTTAGGGGAAAGCGGCGGCAGGCGTTTTAGGAGATTTGGATTTGTTACTGTTCAGATATTCACTAAAGCTGGAGATGGGTTGACAACTAACGATACGTTAACTAAAGTAGCAATTGATGCATTTGAGGGTAATAGCACAGGCGGTGGGGATACTATTGATTTTAGGAATGTTAGGTTTAACGAGATAGGTCCTGATGGTATTTGGTATCAAACTAATGTTATTGCTGAATTTGAGTATGATGAAATTAAATAGGGGTTATAGCCTTAACGGAGATGTATAAATATGGCCATTGTTAATAAAATTGATTCTAATGTTACCGGCTTAAGATACGCTGAGGAATCTTCTCTAGGTACGTTGCCGGGATCTCCTATTTGGTACCCTTTGGAGCCTAATTCTTATTCTGATTTTGGCGGGCAAGTCACCACTGTAGCTAGAAATCCTATTAATTCGGGTAGACAAAATCAGAAAGGCGTTGTTGTTGATTTAGATGCTTCGGGTGGTTTTAATACTGACATTACCCAAACTAACTTACAGGATATTATGCAGGGTTTCTTTTTTGCTGATTTACGCAGAAAAGGTGAGGAAGATCCTACTAATGTGGACGGCACTAACGAAGAATTCGACGTTGCTTCTACTACTGGATTTGTCGTAGGCTCTTTGATATTTGCCTCTGGTTTTGATGATGCTGCTAATAATGGCTTGCATATTGCCACTACTGTTACTACTGACACGTCTATTGAGGTTTCAGCGTCTAATCTTACCACTGATGCATCTCCGGCTGGTACCCTTGTGGTTGTGGGCCATGTAGCTGCTGCCGGTGATTTTGAGATTGACGCTTCTGGTTCGTTGCCTCAGCTAACAACTTCTACCCTTGATATGACTACGTTAGGTCTTATCGCCGGTGAGTGGATATGGATCGGCGGAGATACGGCGTCTGATAGGTTTTTTAATAGTGAAAATAATGGATGGGCTCGAATTAAAACTGTTACCGCTAATGCCATAACTCTTGATAAGTCCACCGATACCATGGTTACGGATGATGGCACTGATACTGGTTCCGGCGGAACCAATCTGGCTATTCAGGTATTTTTTGGTAGAGTTTTGAAAAATGAATCAGCGCTTACCAGCCAGGTACGTAGAAGCTATAATATTGAGCGTACTTTGGGCGCACCCGATGATGCTTCACCGTCCCAGATTCAATCGGAATACCTTGTTGGCGCGGTTCCCAATGAATTTACATTGAATTTCGCTACTGGTGATAAGATTACTTCTGATTTAAGTTTTGTTGCCACGGATAACGAACAACGTACTGGGGCTACCGGGGTTAAATCCGGTACTAGGCCAGCTCTTGTTTCGGCTGACGCGTACAATACTTCTAATGATTTTTCTAGGCTTAAAATGTCTATTCTAGATCCGGCAGATTCAAATCCTACTGATCTGTTCGCCTATTTAACAGAATTTACTGTTAGTATTAATAATAATTTATCGCCTAATAAGGCTATTTCGGTGTTGGGCGCTTTTGAAGTGACGGCGGGGCAATTTACGGTGGGCGGGTCTGCTACGGCGTATTTTTCCAATGTTACTGCGGTGCAAGCTGTTAGAAATAATAGCGATGTTACTCTAGATTTTGCAGTAGTTAAGGCTAGAACCGTAGATTCCACCACTGTTTATAGCGGAATATTAGTGGACGTGCCACTTATCGCTTTAGGCGACGGGCGGCTTAACGTAGAGCAGGACCAGCCTATTACTCTACCGTTAGAGTTGAATGCTGCCGCTGATCGTAATTTCGACCACACTCTATTAATGATGTATTTTGATTATTTGCCTTCGGCTGCTGACGCTGGCTAATAGAGACGCTACCCCGGAGAGGTCAGTTTAGGGACATCCTGACCTGCATAATAAATAAAAGCCCTAACCCATTTATATAATAGGAGACTGAAGATGACTGATGAAACTGTTGTTAATGATGAGATTCAATCCGATACGCCGTCCATTTACGAGATGTTCGGCACTGATCAATCAATGGAAAAGACAGGTATATGGCTTGACTACGGCGCTGTAGGGCGGATTAAAATTGCCCGTGCAGGTGGCGCTAACTCTAGATTTGCCAAGTCTCTAGAAGCTAAAATGCGCCCGTATCGCAGACAAATAGAAGCTAATACTATGGACCCTAAAGTAGCTGACCGCCTTTTAATTGAGGTTTTTGTAGATTCTGTAGTTTTAGGCTGGGAAGATATCTGCGGTAGAGACGGTGCAATTATGCCGTTTACGCGTGATAATTGTATAAAGCTTTTCACTGATCTGCCTGATTTGTTTCTTGACGTGCGGGAGCAGGCTATGAAGGCGGCTAATTTTAGAGAACTTGAGGCGGATACTGACTCAAAAAACTAATTAGCGTTCTGCTGTATGACCTGGAACAGGGTCCTACTGAGGCTATCATTATAGAGCAATCTGTACGGCAGAACTTGCCATTACCTGAAAAGATATTGAATAAACCTGTGCTTTTGCCGGGATTACAGTTCTATTATCAAGCATTTATGGAATTATCTACCGATAGGTCCCTTGGTATGGCTGAGGGGCCTATTCCGTGGTCGGCTATAGACATGTATGCGTCTAGGCATGGCATAATAGAAGATGATTATGAGAGATTTAGTTACTTGATAAGGTCTATGGACATGGAGTATATTAAGTATAGGTCTAAAGATAGGAACAAGTAATATTTATGGCTAAGCCTTTTGAGTTATTACCTAGTGTATTGAATGAGTTAGGGGGAAGAATAGAGCGTAACGCCGGTAAGGCCGTTCAGCGGGCTGCGTCTTCCATACATAGTAGGGTTGTGCCAGATACGCCTTTTAGGACAGGTAATGCTGCGTCTAATTGGATTGTCACTAGAAATGCTGCTTTTAGCGGGGTGGCTGGAATTGCCGGTGAGGCCAATTTAGCAGCTAAAGCGGCTGTGGTGTCCGCTACTATAGCTCAGGGTCAAATCGCTATAAATAGTTTTAGTATTAGCCGAGACAGGTCAATTCATATTACTAATAATGTGGATTACTTGTATCTACTTAACGCTGGCAGGTCTAATCAGGCTCCTGCTATGTTTGTTGAAAGAAGTGTGCAGGCTGGCGCTGGAGTTGTTCGCGGCGTTAAGCTTTTAAAGAGGTAGGAGATGCCTACAGAACGTTTTGAAATAGTTTTAACAGCCAGGGGTACTAGGACTGTTAAAAGAGATATAGAGGGTATCAGCAGAGCCGCTGATACCACTAGAAAGGCTTTGGGTTTTTTACGGGGCGCCCTCGTTCTTATAGCTTCCGCACAAATTATCAGAGGATTTTTAGACTTAGCGGATTCTTTTACAATTATTCAGAACAGATTGAGACTGGTCACTAATAACACTAAAGAACTTAATGCTGTACAAAATTCGTTATTTAAAATATCTCAAAGAACTAGGACAGCATTTGAGGCTAATGCTGAGTTATTTTCTAGAGTTACTAGATCAACTTTAAATCTCAATCTAAGTTATCAAGAACTACTTGACCTGACAGAAGCTACTGCAATAGCTACAAAAGTATCCGCCGCCACTACTCAGGAATCTGCTAACGCGATAAGGCAATTCGCTCAAGGTTTAGCGGCGGG